TTGAGCGCCTTGTGCTCCAAATCCAGAAGCCACGCCGGTGGGCCTATCGGCTCCTAAGACTATATAAGAACCTGCTCGCTGCATCCAGCTTTCATTGGGAGCTTTATAAAACTGAATTTCTGGGCCGGCCACAGCATTATGAAATAATCCACTTCGAGAGGGCACTGTGTTAACCGTACCTTCCTCTATTATTTGCTCTACAGTCGGATTACTTTTAGGATCTAGAGTATTTTCTGGATCATATAGTTTTTTAGTGTCTTTAGCCATTAGGTTGCAGTCTCTTCGGTGTCGACATCCCTCTGGTTTCCACTATCTACGCCGGCACTCGCTATAGCACCCGTGGAAGAACCTGGTCTGAGATTCATATATGTTAATGGATCAGCTTTTATTTTCCAATTCGAACTCAGATGAGCTTCGATGTGTAAATGGAATCCGGCGCTGCCACCACTGTTCCCCACATAACCAATAACCTGTCCCTTTTTGACTGAGTCGCCAACTTTAAACAAAGGAGTCATGTTGTCCAAATGCATGTATACCGTCCACACGTCATGATCTGCCAGTTGGCCGGCCGCATGCTTTATGCGGATTCTGTTGCCGCCGCCGCCGCCGCAAGCGGCGTCTGGATGTTTCTGACCGGCGTCGTCATAAATATCCTTATCAGCGCTACCGTCACTTTTAAGGCGCCGATTACACGCGTCCCTGAAATCCGCTACTGTGCCATCACCTATCGATAAAACAGGGGCGCCCCGCGCGGCGCTCAAATCCATCCCGTTATGCTTTTTGCAAACGCCTTGAATCACACGACAGTTGGACCCGGGAGGAGTAAAAAGGCTTGTGACTTTATAGTCTCCTTGAATGGCTGGATTTTCAAATTTAGCATCTGCTTCCGGAAATATTACATCACCCATTGTCGAAGCGTTTTCTTCATCAAAATTGTCAACCGCACTATAACATTGTTCACTTTGTCCCGCGCCCGGTGCGGTAGAGCGCGACGACCAAGTACGGGTAGGCCCAAGATAGGCTCCACTTTGTAAATCATAAGGCCCATTAGAAGCTGGTTTTAGCTGGACCCTTACAATATCTCCTACTGCTGGTATTTCGCTGTTTATCCCTTCACTAATGAACTCGGTATGATCGCTAATAAGTCTCTTAATCGCGTGGGGGCATGTTGCGGTACTCAAGTCACACGGGTCATCCAAAAATTGTCCATGGAGTTGTTCAATTCTTCCTTTAAAATAAAAACTTGTTACTCTTTTTTGATTAGCTTTAGTAGCTGCGTCTACTGCGGTTTTGCTTACCTTTGGGTCTAAGTTTAACATACTAGCCATTTGGTCCGCATTCAGAGGCAACGGAGTACTAAGGACTTTTGCAAAATATGTTGGCCCAGTGAGTGCGTCATAATTAAATGACTTTCTAACACTATTGTTAAAAAGATCTAATGCAGACACATTATCAGTAAAAACAGAAGGGTCATGAAAGTCTTTAGCCATTTTTAACTTCTCCCTGAATCATATCAAACAGATCGTTCTTATCTTGGTCGGATAGTCCTGTATTTTGGCTTTGTCCTTTTTGTCTTAGACTGATCAATTTTACTAGTTGTTCGTTGGATCTTTGCAATGATTCTACATGTTTAGCTGCAACAGGACTCAAGTATTTATTTTGTTCGGGTTCTTTAACTATCTGGTTGGCTACCTCATTTAGAAATTCTCTTGCAAGCTTCCTATCATTCCGAATGTTAGTTAGCGCCTCATTGATCAAATTTTCTAAATTTTGGTTGCTCATATTGTTCCAGTATCCCAATCTTGCTTAAAATTATAATATCTCTTCCGAAATTTCTTTAAGGAGTTAACAATCTGTTTGGTGTTGAGGCCTGTAATTTCTCGAAGGTATAAATAAATAGCCTTTTTGTTAAAAATATCAATATCATCTTTTGACTCAAAAAGAATGATAATAGCTTTATATACTTTTAAATCGTTCTCCTTCATTTGAGAAGTGTCCCATGACTGTAATTCAGCGTAAAACTTTTTCCAAAATTCATCTTCTTCCCTGTGAGTTAAGTACGACTCCTCAGTTGAAAGATATTGTTCTTCATAACTTTTAGAAATGTTATTTAGATCCACCTCTCGTTTATTTTGTTTCTGCTGTTTCTTAACCTTATGAATAAACCAGTTTTTGGTGATAACCGAAAAATAAGAAAACGCGGCAGAGCCGCGATTAGGGTCATACTTATCTAATATTGTCATCAACCATATTTTACATTCATCTCGCAATGAATCAATATTAGGCAAGCTAGTGAACTTATAGGTAAATACTATCTTGTCAACCATCTCATTAAAAGCTGGCCCTATATATTCAACATATAGTTCTGTTCTTTCTCTTAAACAATTCGTACGAGCATATCTGACGATAGCTTCTTCGTGTTTATGAGTAAAGTAATAATTTTTTTTACGCTTCTTCGGCATCGGTTCTGACTTCTGTGTCATCATCAAGTAACTCTTCTGTAGGTGTTTTTTCTGGGTCTTCAGTTAAAGAATAAATATATTCAAACGTTTCTAATTGTTCATTGAATGATACAGCATGTTCCAATAAGTGCGCAAGTGTATCATCACCATAAAACATCTCTAACTCATATACCTTTTTGGCATGAGTGGCAAAAGAATTAATCATCTGCTGGAGGTCACCTAGCTCTTCCGATATAGCAAGTAAACGCACGATGGCGCCCTTCACATAATATATTAAACCGATGTTTAAAATTACGGAAAATAATAAGACAGCGCTTAGTATCATTTCAAGACGAGTCATTAGCTTTTCTGGTGGCCTCTTTTTTTTGTTGTTCTAGAACCTTTCGGTTCTCTTCAATATATTCTTTTGTCAACTCACCAATCTTTTTATTCGGGTGACCAGTGGATTTTTTTTAATAGTAAGCGGCGTTGATAATATTCTTTGCATTGTGTTGAGTTGTTCACACTTTTCGCAATCCGAAAAGGTTTCTTCAAAACTATGAAAAGCTATTATCAAATCGCCACAATTTTTACATTCATAGCGGTAACGCGGCATTACGGAGCGTTAGCGTCAGACTGTGTTTCATTCGGGACATGTACTGTGGGGGGGTTATCCACCACAAGTCCATCATTGGTGTCAGTTAATTCAAATTTTTGAAAAACAGGAACAATGTCTGACTGGTTCATCAAAGACTCCTGTAGAGCCATCATAATAGCACCAATCGCTTGATTAGATAATTTCATCTTATTCTCCTTTAAGTAGCTGCAACAATTCAGCTTTATTGTGTTTGGTATAACCTTTCATTCCTCTTTCTTTCGCTATAGCTCGCAATTCAACGACCTTCAAACTAGAAAGATCTATTTCAGGTTCAACAGGCGTTGTATCTGGGCCTGTAAGCCAGTTTTTGATTTTTTTCACACAAGCAAAGTTCATTCTATTTCTCCTTTATTACCATTTAAAATTGTTTTTATAATGTTCAACAATTTGCTCAATCTCATGATCAAAGTTTTTTTGGGGTCTCCATCCAAGAGACTTTAGTTTATCATCATTAAGTGCATATCTCACATCCTGCCCTTCGCGAATGTAAGATAAGTCTATATACTCGCTCCAATTTCTTTTCTCACCAAAATAACATTCCAATACTTTGCTGACTGTCTCAATATTCTTTTGTTCAAAACCACCAGCAACGTTGTAAATACCATGATTCTGCTCGGTCTCTATCAAGGTAGTTACCGCAGTCGCAGTGTCAGCCGAGTGAAGCCAATTTCGTATTGGCTCCCCTTTATCGTGAAGTTTAATTTTCTTACCTCTCATTAAGAGCTTGACAGTAAGGGGAATGAGCTTTTCTGGGTATTGTCCTATTCCGTAATTATTCGTTGGTCTTAAAATAAGATATTTTAAATCATAAGTTCTAGCCCACGCCATCACTAGCATATCCGCTGCAGCTTTGGATGCGGAATATGGGTTGCTTGGTTGGAGGATATCGGTTTCAATGTGTTCACCGTTTGTGATATCTCCATAAACCTCGTCGGTACTGAAATGGAAGAACACAGGCCGGTCGCTCACATTTGCTTGCTTTTGGCGTATTAAATCCAAGAGGTTCTTGACGCCTACGACGTTAGAAGTTATAAAGTCTGTACTGTCAATAATGCTATTTCCAACATGTGATTCTGCCGCTATATTAATCACGTAATCACAATCGGGCAAATATTTTAAAGTAGCGATATCCTTTTCAACAAATGTAAAATTGGGGCTCCTGTGGAAGTCCGTTAAAAACTCTTCATTGGCGGCATATGTACAACAATCAATTCCGTATACTTTCCAGCCTTTTTTGAGACATTCACGAGTTACATGAGAACCAATAAGCCCCAAACAACCTGTTATAACAACGAGCTTCACTTAGTCTCCATTTATAATCCTATAAGAATCAGTATCAAAATGTTGAGTGGAAAATTCAAACAACTCTGTGTCTTGTAGTGCTAGTATTTGATGTCGGAGGCCTCGATAAACATGGAAGTTCTCGCCCGGTTGAAGAATGCATTGGTCGGCTTTTTCTATATCGTTGTGTCCGGAATATTTTACAATTATCAACCCCGACTGAACGTAAAAGACCTCATCCTTTAGTTTGTGATAATGCCACGAGGAACGCTTATCTTGATTAAAAAACAGCAATTTGCCACAATATTCTTTATTATTGACGATCCACTGTTCCCATCCCCATCCTTTCTCAACCTGTTTCATTGGCAAGCTTGCGTTCATTTTATGGTTTCCTTGGGTTCTTATTGCAGTGGGGACATCTTAGAGTCGCATATCCGTAGTCCAGTAGAAATCCCATCACAAGGGTTTGCAGGAATGTAAGCAGCCAAGGTTCCATGTATTGCCCCCAATGGCCAGAACGTCCTTTGTTTGCGGTGCGTTGAATTTTAAGCATTTTAGTTTTATCATTCCATGCAGCTTCTTTGGGAGTCATACCATCGGCTGCCGCAGGAGCGTGTTCAATTAAACCCTCAGCCTCGTTGACTACTCTCTCTAATGTTTCTCTAGGGTATAAATCAACGTTTAATTTTAAGAAAGACACCAAAGCGCGGGTCTCCTCCACAGGATGCATTTTGTATTTTTCATATCCCCAAAAATATGTATTTTCTGAGTTAGTTTCTGGAATGTGGTTATATTGTTGTAACCACATAATATTGTCGGTGATGTGTCTAACTATTCCGTTGAGGGTGTATACCAATTCATCGTCGCGAAGCTCCTCAGTTCTCGAGAAAAGTGGATCTATGTTTATCTCGTTGACATTTTTTATACCTTCCTTTAACATCCAACTCAAAGTTGTATCGCGAATATCTCTTAGGGAGACAATATAATAATCAAAACCAGGGCAACGGGTGTGGTCTTTGTGTAAACGATGAGTGATAGTTGAATCCGTTGTGTTGGAAGTGTTGATTTCTAAAAGCAAACGAACTATATTATACAAAAGGGTACTCCCCGATTGCGACATACCTCCAACTTGGATAGATATCTCATTTTTAGTCATTTGATTGCCCCCACATAGTCACTGCACACTGCATAAATATTCAAGTCTTTGGTTTGTTCTAATGCTTCTAAATCTTTAGAAACAATAACCGTTTTCTCACAAGTTGGCTTTCCCGGGAAAGTCCAAATATATCCTTTGCTCGTCAATGTGAAATCATCCCCTTGGTGCCAGAAGCAATGTATCCCATATTCTACCATAGTTTCCAAAGCATTTAAATTCTTGGCATGACACCAGAGGTTAGGATGTTCTAAAAAGTCTCTATCGATTCGATATCCACCAGCATCATGGCCAAGATACCACTTATCATCATGGTACCAAACATCTGTTTCGACGTCGTAACCTTTCTCGATGGCAGTCAGCAGATAAAAAGGACTGTTCTCCAACTCTGGTTGGGGGCCATTGATGTTTCCTCTGTGCGCTATTAATTTCATTTCATATATCCATATTCTTTTGAGTAGCCTCTGAGTGTGTTTTGGTCGCTATAATATATACCCACTCACCAGGGATGCCGTTGCGGCCGCCGATATTACGGGTATGGCAGTAGACGGGATTGGGAGAGAGAACAATTTCAACCGGTCCAAACCCAACTTGTTGTAAATGTACGACTATATCATCGGGCGTTGTAAGTACACAATTAGGCTTCCCTTTATATAAGCTCTCGAGTTTTTCGTCTGGCCGCGGGTGAGACGTAAAGTAAGAACAATTAGTTTTATAATCGAGCGCATGGGGAGATGGATCCCAACGGTTCATTTGAAAAGAAAAAATTCCACCTTTTTTTAAGACTCTATAAATTTCTTCGAATATCATTAACTTAATTTCCAATAAGGCTATATGTTGAAAAACTACAAAACTCGTCGCGAAATCAACAGTTTCGTCTGCTATTTCTGTCATTGAATATCCATTGGTTTCGTATATGGAATCCGATGGAATATTGTGTAAATTTAAATATTTTTTCGTGAACGCCACATTATAAGGAGATATATCATACCCAATATATCGAGACCAATTAGCCAATTTGTGTAAATTTACCAGGTTTCCCCCAAAACCACAGCCATAATCTAAAACAGTTTTATCATCCCAATGGTGCAGACGAGAAGAAATATCTTCATATAGTATGCCCAAATAAGCAGAATTGGTCGCCCCATGATTAATTTTCCATGTTTCTCCTATTTTATCGGGGTTCTCATAAAGTTCTTCAGCCGTGCAGTCAAACCACCCATCATTATCAAAATTTTCTTTACAAATTTTTAAATATTTTTCTATTATTTGCATATTTGCATTGTTCATTTCATATATCCGGGTGTGCGTCAATTCTCGTTAACAAATTTATTTTTTTAATCTTACAAAAATTATTAATATAAAGCCACAATATCCTTTCTATGCCGATGCCCTCTTCTGTATTCATTCCGGTACTTACTTCAGAATCGGGATCATTAACCTCATTTATCATAAAGTCTAAAAGCTGAGAATATTTGTACATGTTATCAGAGGACGAGATAGCAAATTGGTCATTACAAACATGAGTTTCATCGAAAGTGATAACCTTCGATAAACTTTTTGTCCATTCGTCGAAGTTTTTATTCGGATGGTCAGGGTGAGCGCGGCGGAAGGTCCTCTGCAAGGATTCTCGAATCGCAGGGTCGGCCATGCCTTTAGCAATTTCTTCGCTTGTGGCAAATCCCAAGTTGTGTCCATTGCTGTGTGGAACTCCCATGTGACTCGTTGAGCATTCTTCGTATTCCAGTAAAGAGAGAATGTTTAAATCGGTTCGGGCGCGCATCACATAATCATATTTAAAGCCGTGCTTAAGTTCATGCTGACGGCATAACTCATGGGCCGCTTTAACCGAATGATATTGACTATTGTAATTGTAGGGAGTGTTAGGTTTTGAATGTTTGAAATTTTTTAAGGGATAGTTGTTTGTATTAAGAGGATTATCAAATAAAATATCTACAGGATTTATTTCCTCCAAAAATGACTGTAAAAATATATTATACTTATGTATATCCATATTCTGGAGAGAATTTAATAGATGTTCGGCATTCTTTTCTTTGAGGCCAAAATAATAACACGTCGGAATACTAAGGGAGCGCCAAAAGTGCACAAAGCAATCAATCTCGTACTCTCTATCTTTGAATGGAGAAATAATGTTTTTTTTAAAATTATTCCACACCCCTCTATTAAGGCGGGGTTGTCCGGAAAAACAAATAGCTAATCTTTTTTTCATTTCTCTTTTAAAAACCTCCGAAGATCTTCCGGAGTTCCTATCCCCCACATTTCATGAACGTAAAACGGAACAAGAGTCTTGCCGGCATCTATCAATTCATTATAAACTGGCGCGATGTAGAACTCATTATTAACTCTGATGTCTTTCTCTATCATCTGATTGGCGTATCTTACAAAGTCACTGCCCTTGCGATACCAATAGATACCACAAGTTGCAATATTAGAAATAGGCCGTTTTTCGGCCACTTCCACCACAAAACCTCGCGAATTTGTTTTGACAAAAGACCACTTGGGGTGTACCGCATTAAACGTAAAAACCATTGCATCCACAGAAGTTAAATTCTTTAATATGTTAAAGTTCTGCGGCTCATATTCGATATACTGATCAGAATTAGCTATTAAAAGATCCTCATCGTTATTGATATATTCTTCAGCCAGCAATGCGGTGCATGCTGCCCCTTCGGTTAAATCCTTAACCGATACATATTTAAATTTGCCGTTGGTGATTCTATCGAGTGTATCAATAAGCCCGCTATATTGTTCGACGTGCTCGCTTCTTACCAAGAAGATATACTCACAATCAAAATCGAGGTTTTCTACAACAGTCTGAATCATGGGTTTTCCATTAACATCAATTAACGGTTTTGGAAAAGTGTATCCCTCTTTTACAAAACGACTTCCCTCACCCGCCATGGGAATTAAAATTTTCATTCATGTGCTCCTTAAAAAATTCTATATTTACATCTGTTGGGTTCTTTACCCGCATAACATGACAACCCGAGGCATACGCTGCTTCCAAGCCTTTAGGAGAGTCTTCTATAATAATAGTTGATGTTTTATCAATATTAAAATGTTCTAGAACTTTTATATATCCCTCTGGGTCAGGCTTTGCTTTTTCTACATCCTGGTTGGTCACAACCATTTCTAATAAATCATATACCCCGGTTTTCTTTAGCATGAGATGTGCCGTCTCTCTGATGCTATTCGTAAAACACGCTACTTTTATGTCTTTGGCTTTAAGCCATTTAATTAGTTCCATTTTGTCTACTGCTATCGAAGCTTTTTGTTCGACCACCTCAATAGTTTTTTGTTGTTTCAAATGATATATGCTATTATGCATGTCCTCCGAAATGATGCCGCCCTGAGTTAATTTATTTAATTTTACCTGGGTTGGAAGACCATTGAAGACATTATAGTGATCCTCTAAAGAAATTTCATATCCGCATATTTCTTTCAATGATTCATTTAAAGCTGCTCGATGCCATTCACATGCATCTACGAGCACACCATCTAAATCAAATATTACAAGTTTTAATGTTAACATATTCCTCTCACATTAAAGTCTATGCCGTTTTCTTCTAAAACCGGCTTTAATTTGCTTTCATATTCTGTAAAATTCCACTTACCTTTGACAACCGCTGTCGCAAAATAAGGATAAATACTGCTATCCCAATGGTATTCACCTCTTTTAGCATCCTGTGGGGAATGGGTCATACCTGTGCGTATATTATAGTAATGACTAACTGCTGAAGAGTACGCTTCAAATTCCCATATGTTGTTACCACCTGTTTTATCATATATTAACCTAAGCTTAGATTTATTACACAAACTAGGCTGAATGGCAAACTGTAAGCGAGATGGATTTTTGTATATACATGGGACTGAGGTTGTGTTTTTAAATGTAATAGGGCCGTAACTCGCGCAGATTAATTTAACAATATCTATTTCATTATTATGAATAGTGTTTGCTATTTGAAGTAAAGTCTCATATTGTGGTGGGTTATATAAAAACATATCTTCATGATGAAATAAGATTATCTCTTCTTCAACTTGGTCTAAACAAAATACCATACGTTGTTGATAACGCAGAGTATCATCATATGTTATGAGGGTCCAATTGTCTCTTTCTACAGCCGTTGTAGTTTGATCGGAAAATAAGTATTTCTTACAAGAAGGAAGATGTTTGTCCATTTGTTCAAACATCACAGGCCACACATCCGAATAATCAGAGTGGGAATAAAAAACAGCTACATACATTTTTATCTCACAAGTTCATAAAGTCTTCATCAGCCTGTTTTCCACAAGCATCCATTTGTTCAAAGAAAGACTCCGAAAGCCATCTGTTGGCGTGGTTAATAAATGGCGAAAATTTATCATAGTTTATCGTCTTTTTCTCAAAGGACGATAAGAGTTTGGAATCTTCTTTGAAAATCTCATCCCAGACTCGCGTTCCAATAGTGGGAACCGCCCCAAGATTACATACACGCTCTAACCCTTCAATAGTACGCATGCTTCCTGCTATAATTTCGGCTGAGTCGTTTTTTCTCTTTTGTGCAAAAGCCAAATGGGCGCATGCATCTATACCTTGTTCCTCCATTCGACCTGGAATAAGACTAACATATCTTACATTATAAGTAAAGCATGAAAGGGCGGTGCTGCAATCGGCCACACCAGTTACATTTACCTCCATAAGTTCATTTAATTCATCTACTACCTCTAAAACAGGATGAAAAGGCGCTATCTTAAGCCCTAGGGGAGTCTGTCCATCGGTGAAAGTGTGGATATAGTCAGCCCAACGTAGAACGTCTTGAGGGCTCATATGGGAGTTGGGCGCTTGCACATATACAACTCCTTGATCATCACCTCGAATCGTTGATACCAACTCACATAGCTTTGGTAAATGGGCTGTCCACTCTTCAAGTCTATGCATGTCTTCCTTCATAAAGGCATTGGGATTTGTAGTAATCCCTCTTACATGTGTGGGATCAATCGTAGCGTTCAGCGCGGACCATGCGCTCTGAATATATAATATATCAGCAGTATCAAAAAAGAAATCAAACATTTTTCTCCTCCTCGGCGTTTAATAATGTATCTTTAACATCTTTCCAATTTGTAAATTTTATCCCTTTGTCGTCAATAAAGAAATCGACATGGGGTTTTCCAAATAACAGTTCATCATAGGGAACACAATATTTCTCTAACCAATCAATTACAATCTTTCCTTGGTTCGCTATGATACGGCCTAAATTATTCTCACACGTACGCATATTGCGCGCCGTGAAAATAACAATATAATAACCGCGTTGTTTTAAAAATTCTAATGTGTCAATGGCGCCAGGCAGAGGCTTCACATCTCTATAGCTCTGGCTGCTTTCTTTCGTCTCACAAATAGTGCCGTCTAGGTCTACGCAAATCTTCATTCCGAAAGTGCCTCATTGAGTAAACGAACCCCGTTGGTATACATCACCGTCTGTCGTTTCTCACTATCATAATGACGCGAGCACATTCCAATATAAATTAGCCCTTCAATTAACCGGGCACTCGGGGGCCCAAAATCACCAAATATTTCTTTAATGCGATGATGGTTGGCGTTCGGATAGGCGATGTGGAATTCCGTAAGACTTTCGTTTTCTTCAAGAGCAAATTGATCATAGATGATGTATTCATACTTCCCTTCATAAGAATGAATGAGTTTTGCATAATCATAAAGAGGATCACCAAAAATACCACTAGCACCGAAGTGGCCGCGTGGGTCTACAAACTTTAAGATACAAGTATCTGTCTTTGAGTTAATGCCACACAAGATATTAGAAAAACACATATCTCCGTGAATGACGCTCATCTGTTGAAGGTTAGCAAGTTCTTTTTCAATCTTAACCTTCACATCATCCCAAATTTCTCCGAAATTAAGATACTGTTCTCCATTTATCTTAAGCGTTCCATTCTCACTCATGGCTTTAAATTTGGAGTTTTTTAATAGATCTAGATAATATTTCTCGGTTTTATCGATGTACATAGCTCGAGCATAGGAAGAAAAGTCTCCCTTTTGTCGAGTTTCTGCAAATCGCCCCAAAACGGTCTGAAGGGATCGAGCTACTTTCTCCCAAAAGTCACGGTTAAAAGGTTCATAAACCATGTAGTCTCCCAAGTTCTTATAGGCATAATATTCCAACTCCATTTTATACATTCCATCTTCGAACCGAGAGCCCAAAAAGCGCGGGAAGAAAATGGTATGGGGTGTATTCCGCATTGCTTCATAATAAACAATCTCGTCCCGAAGGCGGGGTTCTTTACTCTGTTTGGTAATGGTACCGCCGGAAGAATCTACATAAAAAGAATTATAAGCTCTCGTTATATGCTGCTTCATAGACTTCCTCGATAGAAATTATACTCAGACCATGATCAACAGCAAACTTATTAAGATCGCCGCCCTTAGCCATGGTGCCATCATCATTCATAATTTCACAAATCATAGCCATTGGCTGTAAGCCGGCTAGGTGCATTAGTTGAATGGAACCCTCAGTGTGCCCTCGTCGTTCTCTTAAGAGTTTAGGGCGGGCCCGAAGTGGAAAGAGATGTCCTGGACGCGTCAGTTCGTCGGGGGCAGACTCTAGGTCTAAGAGCACACTGAGGGTTTTTAATCTATCCTGCACAGACATTCCAGTTGTTGTGTCATCTCGAGCATCTACCGATACTGTGAAGGGTGTTTCGTTTTTGTCGGTATTATCTGTTACCATGGGAGGAATTTCTAACCTATCAAGAATACTACCTGCGCATGGGATGCACATAAGTCCTCGAGCGTTGTTCATAGTAAACACTAAATTGTCTACCGAACACATTTCTGCTGCAATAACAATGTCGCCTTCGTTTTCGCGATCATATTCATCTACCAGAATGATAGGCTTTCCTTGTCGTATTTCTTCTAATACATTTTGCATCTTTCTACTTTTTAACATGTTTTTATCCTTATTCTTTAGTCTTGGAGTTGCAATAAACTTCTCTACTTTTGACGATACTTTTTTAATCTCTAACCATTTCTTAAAGTCCTTTAGATCCCCCGGGGTGTCCATGGACCTCATCGCGAGAATATTGTAATCACAAATGATCTTACCATCACTTATAGCTTCATTAAAAGTGGGAGTAATATAAAACTCATTATTAATACGGACATCTTTATCGATCATCGACTTAGTGTATTTAACGAAGTCGGAACCTCGGCGCCAATAAAATGCGCCAGCTAAGGCAGTGTCAGAAATAGCTTCCTTTTCCGCCACTCGAATAACGCGGCCATCATCATCTACCTGAGCATAGCTCCAGCCAGGATTTCCCGAATCATCTTTGAAAGTAAAGATCATACCATCGAAATCATTATGAGAAGTTTTGTCTAAAAATTGATCGACTTCCCATAAAAAATAATTATCACAATTAACGATTAACAATTCTTCATTATTATCGATATGTTTTTCTGCTAAAAGAGCGCTACAAGCTTGACCCTCTGTTAGGCCATCCAAAGTTACGATCTTACAATGAGGAGCAATCTTTCTTAGTGTTACATCTAGATGATATCTTTCTATGTGTTTCTCTTGAACAACAAAGATATAGTTTCCATCTATATTCAATCCCTCTATCACTCGTTCTATCATTGGTTTTCCGTGGACATCAATCAAAGGCTTCGGTAAGCTATATCCTACTTCCTTAAATCTTCTTCCTAAACCAGCCATTGGTATTAATATGTTCATTTTTTCTCCTTTTAGTCCCATTCTGCTTCGAGAGCTATAGCTTTGTTCCACAGTCCGGTGTCCATTAAAAACCACTTCATTAAAAGAATTCCATTCACTGTTAGGAATGGGGGATATCGATGAAGATTTGATGTTCTGTCGTTTGGTAGTTTAAACATTTCATTACTACGATAATCGTTTAACTTAGACTCTGGCCATCCACTCATAGCAGTCAGCCTATAATCACTATTTACTTGCAAATATTCCTTTAAAACTTTGTGATATAACTCACAAAAATTATCCATGTTCTCAGAACTAGAGTAGAACCACATGTCGGCGGGCCCTTCATTAAAAAGATCCCAGTAAACCATATAGAGTTTCTCCATGTTTAATGTGGGGTCAAATTTAATACATTGACACGCATAAGGGTTAACTTTTCCTGGGCCGCTAGTGCTTCTATTGATTCGCCCCAGATCAAAGCGTGACTTAATAACACAGTCATATTTAAAATCATTTTCTTCTTCATACTCTTTCTTAAGTTCAAAAGACTTCTGTGTGGAGTAATATTGGCTTAGCAAACGCTCAGGGCCTACATATCCGGCGCCCTGCTTGGAAGTCATCGTCCAGTTTCCCAACTGATTATATGGGTCTAAATGACGGCGGCTTACTTTATTGCGTTCTGCTACCTCGACGAAATCGATTTGAGGCTCAACAATATAGCCTTTTGGTTCATAAATCTTGGTGATGTGATCCTCTAAGTGAGGTTCCCAATTGTGAAAGAACACGTCTATACCTTCGTCAGCGGCGGGATGGTTAAATATTTGCCTTTGCATGTACTCATAACCGTCCTGTCCCTTAGAAGAACCATCTTTAAAGGAGTCAAAATACCCCGACAAACACAAGGCAATTTTCATATCATATATCCTTTTTGTTGCAACCAATTTTCAGCAAGTTCTTCAATGGCTTTAATCTCAATAGGGTATAAAGTATCTTTATATCCCCCCACAATTCCTTGATTGGTTATGTGCCCTTTACTAAGCATGCTGCTTTGGGTTAATAAGGGATATTCAATATCTTGAGCAACTGCTGTCGGTAAAAGTACTTCTACATAATGTAGAAGGTCCGCGGCCAGTGAAATTTCAGGAGTTAAATTTAAAACTTGGGCTATATTCAGAATAATAGAGATTTTTTTATTATCATCTCCATTTTTATATACTTCATAAATAAATTCAAAATCCGATCTATCTTTCCAATCATTATAAGCATTTAACGTATGTATTGTATAGGCTCTAATATATTTTTCACGGTTAGATTGCGGATAGTCATCGGCGATATTGCTGAGGCCCTGAGTCTTTTGTTTTCTAATGTTAGAAGCTACACAATCTCTTATGTCTCTACGCGTAGTAAAAATTTTTATATTTTCATGTTGAAGTATAATTTCACAATTAAGGTCGCGACAGTGGCTTTTCCACACGCCAATTCCTTTTCTTGATGAGTGTAATGTAAGAAGGTTAGCGGCACTCATCGTGGCCGAGGAGGCGCCGCAAGAGACCGGCTCGGAAGTGGTAGCTCTAAAAAGATTCAAAATTATATTGTATAATAAAGTACTACCAGATTGGGGCATGCCGGCTACTAAGATAACTTCTTTCATCTTTGATCTCTAAATAATTTAAATTCTCGCAAATCTCTATAGGGGGGATCTTCCGGAATATCTTCGTTATGGTGAGGGTAATTTTGCATCAACATTAGTCCGCGCGCGGCTTGTTCTGGTGTCATATATGCATTCCAGCCATTAACTCCAATATCGTCATCGTGATATTTCACTTCCCCTCGACCTTCATATCGCCCCTTCATGAACCATTGATAGGCGTGAAAATCATCTGTCAATATCATGCCTCCTTTTCCGATCTTTAAATGTTTTTTAATATGAAAAGAAAGACACATGTAGCTTCGAGGGATATACATACCCGAAGTAAAGCGTTTGGCGGCGTCGTATATGGCGTATGGTTTAAGTTGATAGATCCCTTTCCATTTTCGGTCGTCAAAATTTACCGTTCCTCCCGCATGTAAAATAGATTGTGGCACAGATAAATAAGTATGTGCAGGAATAGTTACCTCTTCTACGTGAAGATATTCACAACAAAGTAACAATGCGTCAGTACAGTTATCAGTAGCCACAGCGTATGGGGCGCCCGTATAATGAGAAACCTCCTGCTCAAACATTTTAACAATTTTGTAGGGATTGTGTAGCATATTTTTATTTTATATTATAAAGCCAATAACGTACAGTGATTTCATCACCTTTTTTGATTTTTTTGGTAGCTCGTAATTTAATAAATTCTTCTTCTTGGTAAGCCTCGCAATTTGGTTTCTCACAGTGGTTAAAAAAACCTCCCAATGGGGTACGAATATAACCATCTTCAAATCTTTCATCTTGAACGTGTGAAATACCAAATTCATGATTCTCTTCAATATCTTCTTTCACGAACAAACCAAGGCCATGAATTGGAGATTTTTTGATTGTCAATATGTCCGACAAAGGTTTATACATCTATTCTCTCTCTAAGAGGTAATATTTCTTCTTAAATCCGCATCTCTCAAACAAACGCAAACTCGCTTCGTTATCTAATTTCACCTTTGCATATGCAGTAGGGCACATTTTCATAACCTGGTTAATCATAAACGAACCTACACCTTTTCCTTGGTAATCGGGGTGAGTTGCAACGCGAATGTCATTATCAATAACTCCAACATATCCTGCCGGCTGCTTATCAACAATGCATATCCAATAGTTGTTATTATATTTTAGCATATATTCAGCCTGTTCGATATCAGTAATTTCCTTTTGTTGAATAAAACCTTCTCGTACGCCTTTCGTATTGCGTAAATTTCTTATGAATTCCCAAAACTTAGGGCCGTTCTTAACTAACTCCATATATCCACCTGTGACCCAAACGGGCTTTGTGCATTTAACCAATAGCTTGTAAGATATCCTCTAGTGAACTTCCAACCCTCTAAATCTAGCAAAGGATTAAGACAACTACCAATATCCAAAAACGTATTCTCGCTGCTCTCTCGGAAGCATTCATAAATCACATAGTTACTTAAACTTGCCGCAGAACACAAAATAATGTGGTCTTTAATATTGTTGTCGGCAATGTAAGTCTTAATATCCTCAACTACATTATAGTCGTTTATCATACAGTTTGTACCAACTTCGAAGCGTTTTTTGACCGAGAATGGCAATTTGGAGACATTTGCGTGATGATTGACCACGTATATAATATCCCGTTCCACAAACGACGGTACCATCTCTTCAACGAAACGACGATAGTTGGCGTTGATCAACAAGTTTGCATAAGTGAGGTCTTCGTGATCACCGCCGTGAAATTCTATCATCCAATCGAAGTTTTCCTTCCCGACATGGCCGTCTGTGGAGGTGCATATGCCCTTGTAATAATGGCCCTGTGTATGGCGGTAAGCTTCAATAAGCTTCTCGCGATAAAACTGATGTTCATCGGGCTTGAATTCTTTCTGCTCTTCGGCGGTATACCGATTGGGG